CAAACCACAAAAACAAGCAGTAGCGATAGCTTTAAACACCTATCCTAAAAGAAAGAGGTTGCCGCTAAATGAAAGATAATAACGAATTAAATCTTGAGATAGAACTTATAAAAAAAGATATCTATGATATCAAGACTAATCATCTAACTCATATAGAAAAAGATATGAAAGATGTAAAAACAGAAGTATTTAAGTTTAAATATATAGCTTGGACTGCTATTGTTATCTTTATACTAGCAACAGATAAATTTACAGACTTATTGAGGTTACTATAATGTACGGATATAAAAAACCAAAGAAAAACAAAAAGAAAAAAGGCAAATGTTAACTAAATTACAAAGAGCAACTCTTGCAAGACATAAAAAACATCATACTGCAAAACACATGACAGAAATGAGAAAGCATATGAACAAGGGCAAAACTTTTACACAAGCACATAAACTAGCAATGAAGAAGGTAGGAAAATGAGTTTATATAGAAACATTAACAAAAGGAAAAAAGCAGGAACAAGTAGAAGTAAAAAGAACTCTACTATAACCAAAAAAGCATATGCAAATATGAAAGCTGGTTTTCCTAAAAATAAAAAGAAGAAAAAATAATTGGTTAAATTAACAGATAAATCAGAACTTACTAATACAGAATTACAACAACTAATGTTGAAATATCGCATTTCAGTAAATGAGTTACACTTGAAAACATCAATCAGTCCGAATGATATTCGAGGGTATCTCGCTGGGAGAAAAACTATACCCGCTCATGTAGTGGATAGAATCAACCAAATAGGAGCAGAAAATGGTAGATAAAAACAAACAAATACAGGAAGGGCAAAGAGCAAAAGTATTGCTTGAAGACCCTTTATTAATAAAATCGTATGAAGTTATCCAAAACGATACTTTTCAACAATGGATAAGAACAGACATTGAGGAAACTAATAAAAGAGAAGCATTGTATCATTCCATAAGAGGTACATTGACAGCTCAAAATGTTCTTGTTAATACTATGGAAAATGGAAAGATAGTTGAAAACGAATTAAAGGGAGGTAAATAATCATGGCTAAAAATGATATCCCTGTAAAAGAATCCACTCATGGTGGTGTGCCAGTAACTGATGTAAAATCAGCACAGGCAGCCCTTCAAGGTATGATGAGTACTCCAACGGAGCAAACGACAGAAGACCAAGAAGAAACAGAAACTCAAGAAGATGTTTCTGCACAGGACATGGAGTCCGAATCAGTTGAAGTTGAAGCAGCAAACCCTGATGGGTTAACTGCTGATGACTTAGTAGACCAAGACCAGGCGGAAGAAAGTCAGACACCTAGTACATACACCATCAAAGTAGATGGTAAAGATGTAGAGGTTACTCTAGATGAACTTCAAGCAGGTTACAGTAGACAGGCTGATTACACACGAAAAAGTCAAGTATTGGCAGAGCAACGCAGAAAAGCTGATGATGAATTAGCTGCGACTCAACAAGAAAGACAGCGCTATTTACAACACCTTGAACAATTTAATGTTGAATCAAACAAAAAACTTGATGAGTTTAAAAATATTGATTGGACAAAACTCAAGGAAGAAGACCCTACTGAGTATATGTTAAAACGTGACCAGTTTAGGGATATTCAAGACAACCAGAGAATAGCAAAAGAAGAAAGTCAAAAAATTTCTTATAAACAACAGCAAGAGCATGAAGCTCAATGGCAACAAGAACTCGGCAGACAGCAAGAAATTATATCTCAAAAATTGCCTGATTGGTCAGACCCTGACAAAGGCCCAAAACTTAAACAAAATATAAAAAGTTTTGCGGTTAAAAAAGGATTTACCGAACAGGAAGTTGACAGTTTAATTGATGCAAGGTCTGTAGATGTTCTACATAAAGCCATGTTGTATGAAAATCTTTTAAATTCTAAAATTTCAAATAAAAAAGTTAAAGTTGTTCCCAAGGTTCAAAAACCAGGAACACCAACTACTAAGGAAGAAATTTCTGGTGATAAACTAAAAGCGCAAAAAGCAAGACTCAAAAGGTCTGGGCATGTCAATGATGCTTCTAAGCTAATTGAAAGCCTTATGACTAAATAGTCTAATACAAAACTTTTTTAAAATAGGTAATCAAAAATGGCAATTTATACAGATGCGTATGAAACCTTCGATTCTAGCGATAGAAGAGAAGATTTGGCGAATGTTATTTATAACATCTCACCAACAGACACTCCATTTATGTCTTCTATTGGAACTGGTTCAGCAGCTTCAACATTACATGAATGGCAAACAGACTCACTAGCAGCAGCAGCTACTAATGTCGTAATGGAGGGTGATAACCTTCCAAGCAGAGCATTAAGTGCTACTTCTAAACTACTTAACTATACTCAGATTTCAACAAAACCTGTTGTAGTTACTGGTACTCAAGAAGTTATTGCTAAAGCTGGTATGACATCAGAGATGGCTTATCAAATAGCCAAAGCTGGTAAAGAACTAAAACGTGATATGGAGTTCGACTTAACAGGTGTTAATGTTGCAACTGTTGGTTCATCAGGCACAGGTCGTAGACTTAGAGGATACGAAGCATGGTGTAACACTAACGATGCACATGGCTCTGGTGGTTCAACTCATGGAACAACTGGTGCAGTTACAGATGGTACTCAAAGAGTGCTAACTGAATCATTAGTTAAAACAAGTCTTAAAGCATGTTACGACCAAGGTGGTAATCCTGACTTAATGTTAGTTGGTTCATTCAACAAACAAAAAGTATCAGGTTTCACTGGTAACTCTACTCGTATGGACATGGCAGAAGATAGAAGTTTAGTCGCTACTATTGATGTTTATGTTTCTGACTTCGGTGAAGTTAGAGTAGTAGCTGATAGGATATTAAGAAGTTCAGGAAGAACTACACATATCGTAGATACAGAAATGTGGTCTACTGCTATGTTAAGACCTTTCCAAGTTCAAGACTTGGCAAAAACTGGTGATAGTGAAGTTAAACAATTATTGGTTGAGTATACTCTCGTTTCTAAAAACGAAGCTGCTTCAGCTAAAATTGCTGACTGCACAACATCATAATAAAATTTTACTTTCCTCATAGTTAGTAAAGGGTGGGGTTTTGCACTCCAATGTTTTCCCCACCCACCTAGATACATTAATAATGGCCTTGAAGAACAGTATCGCTTCGGAACGAGGGTTATTAATTTGGAGAAATTTAATGAGAACATTAAATGATTATTTTATATCAGCTAAAATAGCTGACATATCAACAGCATCAAGCACATTTGTAGCTGTACCTGATGGTGGCAGAATTATTAAAATTATTACTGCTCTACAAGGTGCAATAACTTCAGCCGATGCTGCTATTACATTTGAAATTGGTGGTACTGCTGTAACTGGTGGTGCTATAACAGTTGCAAACTCAGGCTCGGCAGCAGGAACTGTAGATTCAGCAGAACCTACAGCAGCTAATAGAGTTGAAGAAGGCGGAACTATTGAAATGATTACAGATGGAGCATCTTCAGGTGCTAAAGTCTTATATGTAACATTCGTAATTAGGAGATAAAAATGGCAAATTGGCTAGGTGGTTACAGAGTAACTGCAAATCATATAAGAACTGTAAGTACCGGAAGCGCTCAAACATCAGCAACTAATGCTGGTACTGAGTATGTAAGAGTTACCTCTGATACAGCTTCTGTATTTATTGAGTTTGGAGCAAACCCAACAGCAAGTGTTACTACATCTATTAGATTATGTGCTAATGAGCCACAAATATTTAAGATAGATGGTGGTATGAAACTTGCTGCAATATTAGCTAGTGGAACTGGCAATGTTTGGATGTCGGAGCTTAGTGAATAATGAGTAGAAAATTAGGAGATGGGCAAACTTTTCATTTTCATTCTGCTGATGGAACAGGAGCTATTCAACATAAATCGAAAGATTTGACCAAGTTACTAGACCAAAACAAAAGATTACAACAGGAAGACCACAGTATAAAAGATGAATTTCGTTTATCTGCTAGGATTCCTGTTGGCATCTACTATGAGTGGAAAAACAAATTTGGTGTGGACTTATACAACAAAGACCACAAAGAAGCAGTTAGGAAATTGTTAAATAGTCCTGACTACAGATATTTAAAAACAACATCGAGGATAATATAATGCCTAATTATGAATTTAAAAAAGAACAAAAATTTAAAACAAAAAAAAACAAAGATAGTTACATTGATACTTTTCTGGTTGGTAACAGAATAACGAAAGAAGACCCTTTTGCTCCAATTAAATTAGGTGGAACAAGAAATGTAATAAAAAGATTGATGGGCTTTGATTATAAAAAAAGAAAAAGGAATAAATAATGGCAATATCAACATATGCAGAACTTAAAACATCTATAGCTTCTTGGTTAGATAGAAGTGATTTAACAGATGTTATTCCTGATTTTATTGCTTTAGCAGAAACAAGACATAAAAGAGATTTTAAAATAAGAAGAATGGAAACTAGAGTAACAGCCAATACTATAGCTGATACTGAATATTACACTTTACCTGATGACTATATAGCTATGCGTAATATTAAATTAAACTCAGACCCTAAAACAGCACTAGAGTTTTTGACACCTGAAATAATGGATAGATTACAAGCTGGGAGCAGTACAGGTAAACCTAAAGCCTACTCAATTAAAGGCAACACTATACAGTTAAGACCTTTACCTGATGGTGTTTATGAAATAGAAATAA